CAGATATTTACATCAAACCAACAAGGTCTATCAACTTTATTGGTCTTACATTTGTTGCCACCAGAACTGGCGTTTCATTTGAAGAAGTTATTGGTAACGTTTAATTTAGAGGTTTAAAAAACAATGGCACGTCAACAAGTAAACACTTTACCATTAAGAACTATTAGTGATTTTAAAAGTAAATTAAAAGGTGGTGGTGCAAGACCCAATCTGTTTGAAGTGGAATTAACTTTCCCCTCAGGAGTTGGTGTTCAGAGTGAAAATGAAGTTATTGAAAATGCAAGATTTCTTGTAAAAGCAGCTGCATTACCTGCTTCTACAGTAGCACCTATTGATATTCCATTTAGGGGAAGAATCTTAAAGATCGCAGGTGACAGAACCTTCGAAACATGGACTATTACAGTTCTCAATGATACATCATTCAACATTAGATCAGCATTTGAAAAATGGATGAATTATATCAATAAACTTGATAATGGAACTGGTGAAACTGATCCAGCACTTTATCAAGTAGATGCTAAAGTTCATCAACTCAATAGAGACGGTGGAACTTTAAGGAAATACATCTTTAAAGATGTGTTCCCAACCAATATTTCTGCTATCGATTTAAGTTATGAAACTACCGACACCATTCAGGAGTTTACAGTAGAAATGCAAGTCCATTATTGGGAAGCGTATACTGGAAATGCTCCAGAATCTGGTGGTGAAGACATAAGCTAAATAATAAAATAACAGTTTAAGTCAGTTTATACTATGGCAAAACTTTTTGGTTTTTCTATTGAAGATGCGGATAAAAAATCCAAAACTATTGTCTCCCCCGTCCCTCAAAATAATGAGGACGGGGTTGATAATTATATTTCTAGTGGATTTTATGGTTCCTACGTAGATATTGAAGGTCAATATAGAACAGAATTTGATTTAATTAGAAGATATAGAGAAATGTCTCTCCATCCAGAATGTGATGGTGCTATAGAGGATGTTGTAAATGAAGCAATTGTAAGTGATCTTTATGATTCTCCAATTGAAATTGAATTGTCAAACTTAAATGCAACCGATAAATTAAAGAAAGCAATCAGAGAAGAATTTAAATATATCAAAGAACTTTTAGATTTTGATAAAAAGTCACATGAAATTTTTAGAAATTGGTATGTCGATGGTCGATTATATTACCACAAAGTCATTGATCTAAAAAAACCTCAAGAAGGTATAAAAGAACTGAGGTATATTGATCCAATGAAAATGCGGTTTGTCCGCCAAGAAAAGAAAAAAGATAAGAATGATATTTCCGTCATTCGTCCAGCAAGTGGAAAAGATAATAACAATAACTCAATAGCACCGGAGATTGAGGAATACTTCTTATATACTCCAAAAGCACAATACCCAACAAATACTTATAGTAGTTCCGGACAATCAAAAGGAACTAGAATTGCAAAAGATGCAATTACATATTGTACTTCTGGGCTAGTCGATAGGAATAAAGGATCCGTTCTTTCATATCTCCATAAGGCAATTAAGTCACTCAATCAACTTCGTATGATTGAAGATTCTTTAGTTATCTATAGATTATCAAGGGCACCAGAACGTCGCATTTTCTACATTGATGTTGGTAATCTTCCAAAAGTTAAAGCAGAGCAATATTTACGTGATGTTATGATGCGATATCGTAACAAACTTGTATATGATGCAAACACAGGAGAAGTTCGTGATGATCGTAAGTTTATGTCGATGATGGAAGATTTTTGGCTTCCTAGAAGAGAAGGTGGTAGAGGAACTGAAATCACAACTCTTCCTGGTGGACAAAATCTTGGTGAACTTGCGGACATTGAATATTTCCAGAAAAAACTCTACAGATCATTAGGAGTTCCTGAGTCTAGAATTGCTTCCGATGGTGGTTTTAATCTTGGACGTTCTTCCGAAATTTTGAGAGATGAACTTAAGTTTGCAAAGTTTGTTGGACGTTTGAGAAAAAGATTTGCTCAAATGTTTAATGATATGTTGAAAACGCAACTTATCTTAAAAAATATTGTATCGGTAGAAGATTGGGATAAAATTTCCGATCATATTCAATATGATTTCTTATATGACAATCAATTTGCAGAACTTAAAGAAACTGAGATGCTCAACGAACGTCTTGGTGTTCTTGCAACAATTGAACCTTATATTGGGAAGTATTATTCTACTCAATGGGTTCGTAGCAAAGTTCTTCGACAAACTGATGCAGAAATGATTGAAATGGATGAGCAAATAGAAAAAGAAATTAAAGATGGTATCATTCCAGATCCCAGTTCAATTGATCCAATTACTGGGGAACCTTTACCACAAGAAGGTGAGCAAGGAATGATGGGAGACGTTCCTATGGAACCAGAAATAAATGGTGGAATCACTAGTGCTGATGGTAAAGCTGCTGAGATATAAATATAAAATATAGATATATTAAATTTTCATGGAAGAAATTGTAAATTTGATTGGTGCAGATGTTTCTGCGTCCGATATTAGTGACAGAATTAAAGATGTTTTGTATGCAAAGGCATCGGAACGTATTGATGGTATTAGACCAGTTGTAGGTGCATCCATGTTTGATGATCATCAACCAGAGGAACAAGAATAATGACAAGAACTTTATTAGTTGGAATTGGATCTGAAGTTGCACTTAATAGTCAAACTAATTTGGATAATGCAACTGTAGTTAGAGTATTTAATAATTCTGGTGCAGATGCAACTGTTAGTGTTGCAAAAAGTAGCACTGGTGGATACATTAGTACTGCCACTGTAACTCTTCCAGCAGATCGTATTGAATTTTTTGAAAAAGGTGCTCAGGATGTAATTTCTGCATCGGCATCAACAGTAGTAGGTTTCAAGGTAGGATTCACAGGTTAATAAAATGAAACTCATCACAGAAGAAATTTCAAACGTTAAGATTATCACCGAAGGTAAAGGTGCCGGTAAGAAACTTTATATTGAAGGAGTTTTTCTTCAGGGAGACATTAAAAACCGTAATGGTAGAATGTATCCTATGCAAACTCTTGCTAAAGAGGTTGGTAGATACAATGAAACTTTTGTTAAAAAAGGACGTGCTCTTGGGGAACTTGGACATCCCGATGGTCCTACAGTAAACCTTGATCGTGTTTCCCATAAAATTACTTCACTTGTTCAGGAAGGTTCTAACTTTAAAGGAAAGGCACAAATCTTGAATACACCTATGGGTAAGATTGCATCTTCTCTTCTTGATGAGGGTGTAATGCTTGGAGTTTCTTCTCGTGGTATTGGATCTTTAAGAGAAGATCGTGGTGGAGTCAAAGTTGTTGGTGAAGATTTTATGCTTGCTACTGCTGCGGACATCGTTGCTGATCCTTCTGCTCCCGATGCATTTGTCTCAGGAATTATGGAAGGAAAAGAATGGGTTTGGGAGGGAGGAATTCTTCGTGAACAACTCGCAGAAAAGACCCAAAAGAGAATAAACACTCTTGTTGATCAAAGAACACTTGAAGAACATAAATTAAACTTATTTAATGATTTCTTATCAAATCTATAATTTATAAATAAATATAGATTAATACAAAAAATCTATAAATCAAATGTCCGTTGGTAGCAATTTACAAGAAATGGAAAACGTAGTAACCAAAGGAGCAAAGGCAGCCGATCCCATGCCAAAGTTGGATCTGGATACCCCAGGTCAAACTGCGAGTTGGGAAGATCTTGGCGGACCTACTCCAGACAATTACAAAGTCGATGACGACTCGGCAAAACTAAAGGAGCCTAGTGCAACCCTTAAGCAAGTTAAGGATGTTGTTAACAAAGGTGCTAAGCCTGCTGAAGCAATGCCTGCTGGTATGAAGGAAGAATCAGAAGCAGAAGAAGAGGTTGTTGAAACCGTTGATTCTGCTGAAGAGGAAATCGTAGCAGAAGAGGAAGTAGCAGAAGGCGAAGTTGTTGCTGAAGAAGAAGAAGTTGCTGAAGAAACCGAAGAGGTTGAAGCAGAATTCAGTGTAGAAGAAGATGTTCAGGCACTCTTCACCGGTGAAGAGCTTTCTGAGGAATTCCAAGAGAAAGCACGTACCATTTTTGAAACTGCTATCAAGACAAAGGTTGCTGAAGTAAAAGAGCAAATCGAAGCACAATACGAAGCAGCACTGATTGAA